CGAAGAATAAACTCCTTCGCGTGAATCAACCCGATGTCCATGTAGATCGCACCGATGAGGGCTTCGAAAACATCTTCTAAGATCTTTGGATTATTGTTCCACCCATTTCGCATACCCTTTTCATCCATTACGACGAGCTCGTTAAGACCGAGAGCATTCGCGATACGAGCTAATGTTTCACCACGAACGAGCTTTGTGCGAGCTTTCGTGAGGAAACCTTCTTGACGACTTTCGAAACGATCAAATAAAAACTTAGTGATGACGAATCCTAAAACAGAGTCACCAATAAATTCGAGAGTTTCGAAAGATTCTGTAAATTGTTCATACTCCTTGAGAGCAGATTTGTGAGTAAAAGCCTTTTGGTACAAATCAAGGTTTTTGATCTTTGTACCAACAAGTTGTTCTGCACGAGCTTTATCGACTAATGTGACCATGTTGTTATGTAATGTATGTGTTTATTTTTTAAGCCTCCTTCTTGACGTAGTGAGGGCTGAGGTACTTCTGGAGGTTAAGGTAAGTAACCTGGACGTCAGCGGGAGGAGCGAGAAGATCCTTAAGCTTGTCGTCAAGGATAATCTGACGACCGTTATCGGGGTGCTTAAGACCCTTGTCAGTGATGTACTTGTTGACAGACTTGGTCACCTCAGAACGAGAGATGAGCTCACCCGCTGGAAGTCCAAGAAACGCGCGCAACTTAGGGCTTACATCCTGCTTTCGGTTGAACCCGTTGTTGGCGGCGCGAGCCTTCGCCTTCTCACCATCGGGGTCGTCCTGGGTACTCTTAATCTTACGAATAAGCTTCGTGAGGTTCTTCACGTCAGTGCGGAGGGCAGCAAGCTCGGTCTGAATAGTTTCAAGAGACATTATATCTTTCTTACCTGCTTAATCTTTAAGTTTCTAAAAAAGAATATCGTTGCGATCGTAACAATCAACCACAATAAAAACATAAAGATGCGATTATCCGGTGGGGGTTCGGTTGGTCGATCTATATAACGAAATGGTTCTCTCGAACCATCATCAGGGCACCCTCCTGCACAACAATCCGTTGGACATGGCAAAACACTAGGTCCTTTTCTCACAGCACAAAATTGTTCCTTACTTCCCTTGTATGCGTAACATCTACAATTTTCGATGACGTCACAGACCATATTATTATATTATGATATAATAATGGATGACAAGATTTATCCCAAGGTGGTCATAGATAAATTCATTGATGAAAATCTTCTATTCAAGGATGCAAAGTTGAAAAAGTACTACGAACGAAACTTACAGAGAGATTTTGGTAAATTTCGTAGTCGGGTGCGAACTACACATTCTGACAAAGATTTTGAAAAGATCATGTATGTTTTTGTCACAGATTCCATACGTGATATCATACTTGAAACCTTGGGAGAACTCACAAAGTTTTTGAGTACTTCTGGTGATCTCGTCGTGAGTGGTGGAGAAGCGTTTAATTTGTACACTGATTTCAAGGATAGGATTGTCACTAGTGATATCGACGCGAAGTTCGTACCACGTATCCCAATGAATGAAAAGTATTTTGGTAAACTACAAGCCGTCAAACTTATTCTCTGGAATAAGCTTGGTGAACTCGCGAAGCGTTTGAATATGCGCGTCAAAAAGAGAATTATGGCGATGCAGAAAAAACATTCCAAATTATTTAAATTTTTAGGAATTGGTTTTAAACAATCTGGGCCATACGTCACACGAAGATATTCATTAATCAAAAAGAAGAAGACGTCCAATACTAATAAACCCAGTAAAGGTGATATTTTCATCGACGTTGAATTGTTTGCTCTCGATCTTAACATTCGATTCTTATCGGCGAAAACAGGTAAAATTGAAGATTTCAACATGGGTGGTATTCTTGACATCCCATTCATGCGACCCCAGGAATTTGGGTATGAAGTGGCACTCACTAAGCGACGTGGTATGACATATCGCGACGTGTTGACTGGAAGACTGATTAATGATAAACGTATTCTTGTTGCCAGTAAGGAGTTCCTCATCGAAGACATTTACCTGATGCATAAACTTCGTCTTCGTCCAGAAAAGAAAGAAAAGGATAGACAAAGACTTGTGAGGTTAGCTCAATTGTTTGATAAACGAATCAAATCCTCAAACTCGATGGATGATGTATTCAGGCGAATTAGTCCCAAAATTGTCACAAAATCTAGGGTACCCAGGAAACCGGTAAAAATTTCCATGAATGCTGCGAAAAAGGTTGATCCGCATAAATACAAGAATTTCACAACGAAACCTATGAACGATCGTCTTTCTAAACAGATTGTACATGGTCTCAAGCCGGTTGTTAAAAATACAAATGTCGAAGGGTATAAAAAATCTTCAGGAAATAAACGTTTCAATACAAAAACGCTCAGGTGGAAAAATGTTGGAACAAATGCGTACGTGAAAAACGAATTTCCACTTCGCCCAGAAAATGCAATGCCACTCCCCAAAAATATGAATATCACCAAAACACTTTATGGTTATAATCCCAGGAGAAATCAATGGGTGCCAAAGTCGTTACTGAATAAAGCTGCAGCTATACCATTTGTCGGTTTAAAGAAATGAAACCAAGAGTATACATAAATGATTTACAACACCCCAGCTAAGGGAGACGATGGTCTGTATTTCGTGAAGGTACTCAACGATGATAAGCGTAAATGTCTTGTTCAGCTTGACAATGTTAAGATTTCTGATGTGTCAGGTGAAGTCGTCATGGATGTTGTAAATGGTGAGAAGATTGAAAACTTTGATGCTCAGAATTTGGATGCCGCCCAAGAGAACTGCGAGACTTGGTTTGGTAAGAAGCTTTCCGAGGGTGTTGTCAGGGGTGCTTATACTTCCAGCCTAAAGGATGGTCAGATGACCGCTGATCGCCTCGACATCACCAAGGTATTCAACGCACAAAAGGAACTCATCGACTTTGATGGTGTCCAGCCCGGTAAGACATGTGATGTTATCCTTGAGTTCGCCGGTCTATGGTTTGCCAAGAAAGCATTCGGGTCTACTTGGAACGTTGTCCAGGTCAGGGTACATGATGACCCAATTATAGATACATACCCAGACGAATACGCTTTCGTCGACGAAGCTGACCAATAAAAAAATTGTTATACATATATAAAAGATGATGAAGGGTCGTAACCAGAACATTCTGATGCTGGTCGCCGTCGCTGCTCTAATCTTCCTCCTTTTCTCCATGAACAACAAGTCCGGTTACGCTATTGTTGAGCGTGAGTACACCCCCTTCGGTGTTGCGCCTTCCTCGGGTCCCGCCCCAGGCCCCGTGGCTGCCCCAGTCGATGCCCCATGCAACGGTATGAACAAGGGTACTGGTCTCGCCTCTTCCCTTCTCCCCCGTGAGGTCGCGTCTGCCGAGGACTTCGGTCAGTTTGCCCCAGAGGATATCCTTGCGGGTCAGAACTTCCTCGAGCCTCGTAAGCAGATTGGCTTCCCCGAGACTGTCGGTGGTGCTCTCCGCAACGCGAACCAGCAGATTCGCAGGGATCCCCCCAACCCCAAGGAGCCTTTCGTATGGAACAACTCCACGATTGTCCCCGATCTTATGCAGCGTGGTTTGTGCGCTTAAAGATTAGAAAGTAGTAGTATATAATTAAACATGACAAGTGTTGCACCTGACCTCTCCGAGAATGTATCTAAGCTGGTAGAGCTCACAAAACAATTAGCAGAGGCGAAGTCTGATATCAAGGTTCTTAATCAGGAAGAGAAGCGTCTCAAGGAGACGGTTAAGAAACATATGGTTGAACAGGGTATCGACACCATTAATCTCAGGAAGGGTAAGATTAGTATTCGTAAGACCGTTAGGAAGGCGGGTATGAACAAGGACGCAATTAAGGATGGTCTTATGACTTTCTTTGGTGGTGATGAGACCAAGGTCGAAGGCGCTCTGAATGCCATTAAAGACGGACTTAAGACGAAAGAGTCTACCTCTCTTTCGCTAACTGGTATAAAGGATAAACCCCCAAAAGAAGATAAGTAATACAACATGGTTTGGAGCCAATATGTATATGAAGCGTCTAACGGCTTTGAAGACGACGCCAGTGAAGACGATGAATTTAATGACAACACTCCTCTGAATATCGAAGACTGGGAAGTCGAATACTCAGATGAACTCTCGTACATGTGGAACATGATCAGGACACTGCTATATGATGCTCATTTGGAACACTCGGGAAAGTTTTGCGACTTTGTTGAATTTTGTTATACAGAACATGATCCATATATCGAGCGTAAGGAAGGAGAACATGTAAATGAATTATTCTACATTTGGCGAAACGTCAGGCGAATTGTAGATGAAAATAACCTACACGAAGAAATGATGCGAGGTGCTACATTCTATCATTTTCTAGAATTTACGAAAAATTATATGCGTATATATTAAATGCTCCCCGATATTACCTCCCAGAAGGTCGCCATCCCTGCTGCTTTGTTTCTCGCTCTCAGCCCCGGTGTCCTCGTGACTACTGCCGGTAAGAACGTCAAGTTCATGAACCGTAAAACGAATCAGATGGCTGTTTTTTTCCACGCGCTGGTCTTCTTCCTCGTGTACAGCATCATTGCTCGCGCGATGGGTCTCGTACTCACCAAGACCGATCTCATAGTGACCACTGCGCTCTTCCTCGCTCTCAGCCCCGGTCTTCTTCTCACCCTCCCTCCCGGCTCGGGTGGCGTTTTCCGCTCCGGTCAGACCAGCCTTCCAGCTGTGTTGACTCACGCCATCGTATTTGCGGTGATCTTCGCGGTTTTACGTCGTCAATTTCCTCAATTCTATTAAGTAAGAAGATGAAGTATCTTGTACTCGGTCCAGCTTCTATGGGAATATTCTCTCTCATCGGGGCTCTGAAGGCAAGAGAATCTTCACTCGCGGATGTGAAAGAAATTTCAGGGTCTTCAGCGGGTGCAATTTTAGCTTTATTTTTAGCAGTTGGGATGTCCGTGGATGAAATATTAGATACATCATTATCATTAAATATCCCCAACTTTGTTAAAATACGTATAGGGTCATTTTTTAACAAATTTGGTTTTGTTGATATGGGACCTATTCGTAAAAAGTTGGTTGAAATTTGTGGAAGGGATCCCACATTCGAAGAAATTGATATGAAAATATACATTTCAGCATTTTGTATGAATACTTCTGAAACTGTCTATTTTTCTAAAGATACACATCCGGATATGAAAGTGATAGATGCAGTGTGTATGAGTATGGCTGTACCTTTCATATTTGCATGTGGTAAATATAATGGTGAGACGTATGTTGATGGTGGGATGAAAGAAGAATATCCATTAGCGCCTTTTTACGATAAAAAAGCACATGAAATTACATGTATAAAAATTAAAATGAATCGTGTGTATCAAGAAGATATACAAACCCCTAAAGAATTTGTACAAACACTCGTTCGTTCGGCACTATCTAATCGTATAAAATACGACACACCCATAGAAATCATAGAAATAAATGTAGGTGATGCAGATGTGTTTGATTTCAATATGGATTATGAAGAAAAATTACGTTTATTCAATACAGGCTATTCGACATAACACTTTTTTTATCAGTTTACAATATATGATAGAGGTTTGCGATCCAGAAGCAGATCTTGAGGTCCTAAAAAAACTCATTAAATTGAATACAGGACATACAATTAAACTGACAAAAGAACAAACATGTCAAGCATATGATAATATCAGAGGGGGGAAGTTACCACTCCCCCCTTTGATTATGAGTCCCAATAAAACTTACCTTATCGACAAAAAGTCACCTCTTAAGTCCAGTGACTACGATATATTATTTGATTCTTCGTCTAAACGCAAAGATATCAAGAATGTCGCGAGGAAAGTTGGAATTATACAGGTCGAACAAATGACTAAAAAACAGATGATTGATTCAATCGAAAAACGTCTGAAATTTATGAATATTCTTGAACCTGTTAAAATTGGTCGGAAGCGTACATTAGTCATGAAAAATCGCGAATTTTTTAACAACACAGCAGTGAAGAACAACTTTGGAAACAACATGGCAGTGAAGAACAACTTTGGTAACAACACAGCCGTGAAGAACAATTTTGGCAACAACACAGCAGTGAAGAACAATTTTGGCAACAACACAGCAGTGAAAACCAACTTTGGTAACAACACAGCAGTGAAGACTAATTTCCCAAACAACACAGCAGTGAAAACCAACTTTGGTAACAACACAGCAGTGAAGACGAACTTTGGTAACAGCACAGCAGTGAAAACAAATTTTAAAAATGCGAAATATCAAATTAAATTTCCCAAAGGTAGTTTGTTTAAAAATAAAGGAAAACCGAGTTTTATTCGTCCGAGTAAACCTTCATTTTTTGGTGGATTATTCGGTGGTTCCAATAAACCCGTAGAGCCCGTAGCTCCAAAGAAATCCAACAAACCCAATGTGCCCAACAAACCTAACGTGCCCAACAAGCCAAACGTGCCTAACAAGCCCAATGTGCCTAACAAACCTAACGTACCCAACAAGCCAAACGTGCCTAACAAGCCCAATGTGCCTAACAAACCCAATGTACCCAACAAGCCCAATGTGCCCAACAAACCCAACGTGCCTAACAAACCCAACGTACCCCACAAGCCAAACG